GATGGCAAAAATTAATGTATATAATAAGTGCATTAATTTAGGAAGATTTGATAAATTTGATAATGCAGTTAGAGCAAGGAAAGAAGCAGAAATAAAATATTTTGGAGAATATAGATTAAAAGAAAAGGGTGGTTAATATTAATAGAGAATTTGTTGTGGTTGGTTAAAAGGTTATTCCTCATTCAAAGAGTTATTATGGGGATTTAGAAAGTAGTGTTAATTGGAATCATGCAAAGATAATAAATCAACCATATTTATTCGTATCAAGTATTTATCCTGATTATATTGTTTTAGATTCCATAGAAGGGTCAAATGGTGGTGATTATTTCTTACCAGAAGATTTTGAACCATACATAAAGGAAAATCAAGAAAATGAAAATGAAAGTAGGAATATTAAAATGAAAAAATCACAATTAAATAGTTCTATGCTTTTCAAAATGAGAGATGGAGATTTATGTGCTTTGTTAAGTGATTCTGAAGGTAATATGATTTTCAACAATCAAGAAGATATTAAACAAGGATATAGTGATTATTTCATTACTTTAAATGATTATGATGAAGATTTGTCTAGCGAAGGTGACGATTATGATATTGTGGCTATTAAGCAAAGAAATAGTTGTGTAAGGGTTATTGCTGATGTTTTAGAGGGTGATGAGCCAACAGAATGGGATTGGGTAGAAGTTAAGAAAGATAATGATGTAGAGGATGATAAATCAGATAATGAGTCAAAGAATGTAGTAAATAATATCACAATTAATATTACTGTTGATGCGAATGATGATCCGGCTAATTTCTTGAAGCAACTTAATGATGCTTTAAGGAAAAATGGATTGCATTAAGAAAATAAATTGAATGTGGAATTTTATGTGGTTTATGTTTTGTTGAAGTTTGTAAAGTAATAAATAAAATGTTGACATGGTTTTAGTTGTGTGGTATAATGAGTAAGTGGAGTCATTGAAAGGAGTAGCGAGTGGATAGATTAAATATTTTCGAAATAGAACTATCATACATAAAAAATCCTAAGATCAAAGAATTTACAGAAAAGGCATTAAATAACTTACCAGAATATTTCTTTTCAATTCCTGCATCATCTTCAGGTAAATATCACCCTCAATATGCTTTGGGAGAAGGAGGTTTGGTAAAACACACACAAGCAGCAGTTAGAATTGCAGTAGAAATGTTTAGATTAGATATTTTTAAGTATACAGAAGATGATAAAGACATAATTATAGCGTCTTTAATATTACATGATGGTTGTAAATCAGGATTAGATAATAGTTCTCATACCGTCACAGAACATCCATTAATTGTTACTAATATGCTTAAGACAAATCAAGAAATAAATGGTTGTGTAGATGATAATACTTTGAACATGATTGTTGGTAATATTGAATCACATATGGGCCAATGGTGCTTTGATTATAAAACAAAGAAGAAAATAATGCCTACCCCAAAAAGCAAAATACAACATTTTGTACATTGGTGTGATTATTTAGCTAGTAGAAAATGTATAGAGTTTAATTTCGAGGTTAAAGTTACAAGATAAAAATAATAGTAAGGAGGGATGTTTATTAAAACAAAAGCATGGGGCCAAGTACCTATCTGTAGAAGTAATTCACCACCTTCTTTTAATTATATTTTATAAGATCATGTGTGTAAATAATATAATTGAAAGAAGGAATTAATACATATGGCAAATAATACTTTTGAAATCATTGGTAAATTAACTATCGGCAAAGAGTCAGAAAAGTTTAAACCATATAAAGCAACTACTTATGATACTGGGTGGGCAGCTAAAGAATTAATTTTTAACACTGTTGCAGGTGATAATAGACACATGATGAAAATTAAAGGTGGATATTTTAGTAATGGAAAAGGAAAAGTATACTCATTTTCTAAATCTGGCAAGTCAGATAGTGGAGAAACTATCAAAGGAGAAAAGTTAGAAATTGCTTGGGCAGATAGATTTAAGCCTGAAATTCTAGAAAATGTAGCAGAGTTTAAAAAATTTGTAATTGACTTAGAAGAATATGGACGTAGATTTAAACTTGAAAAAGCACTAGAAAAATTTAATGAAGGAAGTTTAACTCCAGAAGAAATGATTGAGTTAGGCACAGAAGATATTTCACAAGAACTTGAAAATAGTAAAAATAAACGCAAAGAATTTATTGCTGAATCTGACTTTGCAGAATATATGCATAAATTAATTATATCTGGAAAGATAGATAATAGATTGTTTAGAATCAGTGGAGATATTGTTTATTCAGAATATAATGGCAAGTTTTATAAAACATTAGTTCCTAGTAGAATTTATCTTGCTGAAAAAAGTGCAGTTCCATCATCTACTGGGCAAATAACTGTATTCTACAATAAAGATGGACTAGACAGCAATAGTTTAAAAGAAAAACAAAAGCATTATATTAATTGCTTTGCTCGTAATTATGATAGTCAAAGAAAAGCAGAGACCCCTTTTCCAGTTCAATTAGTAATTGATGTATCAAAAGATGACTTAGATGAAAATAATAAGAAACTCAATTCATTAATGGTTAAGCAATTCACAGTTAAGGATAAAACTTGGAAGGAATTTGGAGTAAAAATTAATCTTCTAGACGGTGCTCAAAAAACTGAAATTACAGATGATATGTTAACCGATCTTCAAAAAGAGTTGCTTGAACTTGGTGCTATCACAATGAATGAAATCAGAAAAGAAATTGGAGCAGATGTCTATGGTGAAAAAGTAGAAGAAATGATTGTTGTTAATGTTGCTAGAGGGTTTACTAAAGGAAGTAAGCCAACCGTATATATTGATAGTGATTTTGTTATCAAACCATTAGAGATAGTGGATAAAAAAGAAAAAGCAACAGAAGATGAAGAAGATATTTTTGCAGGATTGAATGATTTAGATATTCCTTATTAAGATACATAATGAGGGGGGTGGAACTCCCCCTCCCAATACTCTAAATAATAAAATAAAAATTAAAAGGGGATTAAAATAACATGGCATTTAAAAAACCTACGATAAATAAGATTAAAACAGATATCAAGGCACTATCAATCTATATTAGAACAATTAAGAAATTTGGTAAATCGACTCTTTTTCGCGATGTAGTTCTTGAAAAGTATGGAGACCCATTAAGAGGATTATTGGTAGGTATTGGGGCTGAAATGGGATATACATTACTTGATGAACTAAATCATACTCATGTAGAAACATGGCAGGAACTAGTTGAAATGAAAGAATGGTTAATAGAACAAAAAGGTAAAGAACATAATATTGAGATTGTAGCTTTTGATGTTGTAGATGAGTTTCTTCCAATCTTAGATAGAGAAGTAGTCAGACTGTCAAACATTGATAACCCTAAAAAATTATGCAAAAGTGTTAAAGGGGCATATGGTGGTTATAACGCAGGAATTGAAATTGTAGTACAAATGGCAAAAGATTATTTTCTTGATCTTAAAAAAGCAGGAGTTGGAGTATGGTGTGTTGCTCATACAAAATACAAAAATATTAAACAAAAAGGTGATATTGATGATGGATATATGAGTTTATCTTCCACTCTAACATCAAATTATGAAAGTATTTTTGGAGACGTATTTGACTGTGTGTTAACTGGATATATTGATAGAGACTTAGAGGAAGAAACTATTACAATGCAAGATGATAAGGAAAAGAAAATTCGTCACGCTACAGGAGAAACAAGAAAATTGTATCTTCGTGGTAATACTTTTATTGATGCTGGTTGCAGATTCAAAGATGGTTCTGTGCCTGAATACATAGTATTTGATCAACCAAATATGGCTAAAGAATTTATTAGAGTTCTTGAAGAAGGTATGAGACTATCTAAATCAACTATTGTTTCTGTAGAAGAATTTAAAAAAATTCAAGAAGATGATTTAATTGAGGAAGAAGTAAAAGAACAAGAAATAATCAAGGAGGAAATTAAAGATAATGAAATAGTAGCAGAAACGGTAGAAGAAAATAAAGATACTATTGATGTTGAAAAAAATAAAGAATTAATTAAAAATATTACTATTCATTATAAAGGAGCAACAGATGAACAAAAAACAAAAGTAAAAGCTATATTAAATGCTAATGGTGCTTCAAAATTTGATGCTAGTCTACCAACCAAAGTATTTGAAGAAATTTTAAGTATATTTTAAATAACTAAATAGGGAGGTTTCGGCCTCCCTTTACCTATCTATTAGGAGGTATATAAATGCTTGTTAAATGTAAATGTCATAGTGTTAAAATTGATAGAGATATTGCTTTTAAGGTTGTTGTAAATAGTAAGAATGAATACTATTGTTCAGAGCGAGAATATCTCGAATTAAAAGAGAAAAAAGAGGTCAGGAAAATTCTTTTAGAAAAGATAAACAATGTGTTTGGATATACAATTACTAATACTATCTTAAATAAAGAATTAAGTGAATTATCCAAGGTTTATTCTTTTACAAAAATGAATTCATATGTTAATGAAAATATGATTGAATTGCAAAAGTTTATGAGTAAATCATTTACTAGTGAATATGGAAAAATAAAATATTTTACAACAATATTAAAAAACAATCTTAAAGATTATATAGTTACAAAATCAGAAGTAATAAAAGAATTAAGAGAAGAAATAATAATTTCTAAATATAAGCCTATTAACAGAAGGAAAAGTTTAAGTGAATATATAAATGATTTGGAGTGATTAACATAGATGGATTTCTTACTGGTTGTTCAAAGTATCCTCCAGAATTACTTAATGGAAGAATAGCAATAGAAGGAAATGTTATATCATGTATTGCAAAAGACCTTCTTCTTTTAGATGAGGCAGATATTGATACGAAAGATTTTATAAGTGAAGATGCATGTTATTATTATAGTTTGTTTAAAAATATTAGAACCAGAGGATTTAGCTCTCTAGATGAAATAACTATCCTATCTAATATTTCAGAATTTATTGAAGTAGGGTTTCAAGAACGTGGTGGTTGGAGTGTTCTACAAAATTTAATAGATATAATTAATATTAAAAATTGGGATACATATTTAGATATTTTATGCAGAGAAAATATTATAATAAATCTTTATAATGATGGATTTAATTTATTGAGTCCAATTGAAGAAAGTGGAAAAAAAATAATTCCATTAGAATTATTTAGGAAAATGGATAGCGAAAGTGTTATGGATTGGTATGAAAGCCGATTAAGTGGTTTCGGAACTGGATATTCAAACAAAGTTCTAGAAGAAGAAGAAATTGATATTGATAACGAATTCTTAGAACGTCTAGAAGAAGGACTAGAAAATGGAGTACCATTTGATATATTTGGTGAAGATATTGACGGAAAAGAAATTAAATGTTTACCATTTTTATCAAGACAGTTAAATGGATTGATGGATGGAACTACTACTGTTTTAGGAGGATACAGTTCTGCTGGTAAAACAACAGCGTGGATAACTGTAATCATGGGTTTAATATATAGAAATAGAAAAATACTTATTATATCCAATGAACAAAAAGCAAAAGTATTTAAAATACAATTTGTAGTATGGCTGTTAGCAAAAAGATTTAAGTATTTTAATCTTACAAAGAAGAAACTTATGAGTGGAGATATTTCAGAGCAAGACAAAGTATATCTTAAAAAAGCACAAGAATATTGGAATAATGAAATTAAAGGAAAAGTCAAATTTATTGCTATTCCAGATGCAGATATGACCTTAGTAAAAAAGAAAATTAGAGAAAATGTTTTAAAACATGGGTATGACACAGTATTATATGATACTTTAAAACTTGATTTAAATACAGACAATAAACAATATTATCTTGAATTAATTAAAGATTCTAGGGAATTTGATAAAATGTCAAAAAAATATAATATAATAATGCTACTTTCGTTACAACTAGCAATCAATACATTAGGAAAACTATTTTTAGATGCATCAGTTCTATCTATGTCTAAACAAATTAAAGAGGTATTAGAAAATCTTTTACTTATGAGAACTGTATATCCAGAAGAATTAGATCCAGAGAATAAAAAGTATTATTGTAAACCATTTCAAAGAAAGAACATTGCAGGAAAATGGTGTGAAGAAGAATACATTCCAGATCAAACAGCAGTATGGCGTATGCTATTCGTAGACAAGGCTAGGAGTGGTGAAAATAGTTCGGACAATGGTATAGCCTACCTCCTGAGATTTGATGGAGCACATGGCACATTTTTAGAGGCAAGTATGTGTAGGCCGAAACATGCAACTATCATATAAGGAGGAATAATCAATATGTTGTCGGAAATAAAAAGCAAACTCATAAATAATCCACAACATATTGAAAATATTCTTGAGGAGTATGGGTTTAGCAATATATCTATTAAATCACAAGAAATTCGTTGTGGAATAGATGAAAAGACAAATAAAAGTTCTATCAAGATAAAACTTATTAAAAATGATTATCTTTATGTTACAGATTATGGAAGATCAATCAATTGTGATTTCTTTAGTTTTATTATTAAAAGTAGAAATGTAGATTATAAAGATGTAATAAATGTAGTAAAAAAAGAATTAGGAATTGAGAATCTATATTATACAAAAAAGAAATCAATATTTGGAGGATTTTATGACAAAATTAGAGTTAAAAAATCATCAACCATAGAATTAAATTATCATAATGATGATATTCTAATTCCATATATGAATAAATTTAATATGAAGTTCATTATGGATGGAATATCAATTGATAGTCAAAGGAAATTTAATATAGGGTTTGATGTATTATCTCAAAGAATTACATGCCCTTGGTGGAGTTTTGATGGAAGATTAGTAGGGATTACAGGAAGATATAACGGTGATTATGAAGAGGACAATACATTAAAATGGTTTCCAGTTATTCCTCATCCAAAATCACAAACATTATATGGATATACTGAAAACTATCAATATTTGCAAGGATGTGATAATTTATATATTGGAGAGTCAGAAAAATTTGCTCTCCAATTAGACACAATGGGTATTTATACAGGGTTAGCATTGGGAGGCAATTCAATTCATACTCCTCAGATAATACATATTATTAACCTGAATCCTAAAAGGTTATATTTTTGTTATGATGAAGGATTAGATGAAGAAGTGATATTAAATCAAATACAGAAGGTAAAATCAATGATTAAATTCTTTGACATTAAGATTGGATATATAATAGATAGAGAAAATAAAGTATTGCCTAAAGAATCAAAAATGAGTCCAACTGACTTAGGAAAAAATAAGTTTTTAGAATTAAAAAATAATTTTGTAGAATGGGTGTGATTTGTTGAAAGAAAATTGGAAGGTGTTAGAACCTAAAGAAAAATATAATAAATATGATTCAATGACTGATAAAATCTTAAAAATAAGAGGAATTAAAGATAAAGAAAAATTTCTTAAACCTAGTGATAATGATATTAATAGTCCTTGGGAATTATCCAATATGGAATTGGCGGTTGAAAAGATTGTAAATGCGATAAATAATAAGTTAATAGTAGGAATTTATGGAGATATTGATACCGATGGCGTAACTTCTCTAACGATAAAATATAAATATTTGGGTGATTGTGGTCTTAACCCAATTATATTATATCATCAAAGAAATAAAGGGCATGGAGTAATTGTAGACAATGTTCCAAAAAATTTAGATTTACTAATTATTGTTGACAGCAGTAGTAATTCTGTTGAAGAATGTAAAGAATTAAGTAAAGATATGGATATTGTAATTTTAGACCATCATAATATAGAAAAAGATAATCCTTATGCAATAGTAGTTAATCCTCAATGTAATAATTATCCTAATAAAAATCTTAGTGGGGCAGGAGTTGTCTATCAGACTTGCAAAGCTATTGATGAAGAAATGCTTACTTTTTATGCTGATAATTACATTGATATTTGTGCAGTAGGTCTGGTTGGAGATATGATGGATGTTTCAGATCCAGAAACAAGAGTATTAATACAAAAAGGATTACTTAAAATACATAATAATTGTGATAAATCTCTTAAAGCAATTCTAAAGCATCTAAAGAAAGAATATAAGCCCAATGCCACAACAATTGCATTTTATTTAGTACCATTCATAAATTCTATTATTAGGTTGGGAAAGATTGAAGATATTATAGAAATACTCACAACTGAAGATGAAAAAAGATTGAAAGTTTTAATTAAGACTTGTGGTGGAATGAATGATAAAAGAAAAGTATTACAAGCAGAAATTGTTGAGAAAATAGAAAGCATAATCAATTTAGATCATAAAATAATAATTGTAGATGTTACAGAATTAAGAGCAAATACAACACTAAATGGTTTGATTGCACAAAATGTAGCACAGAAATATCAAAGACCGACATTAGTTGTTAGTTTAGATAAAGAGACTGGTACATTAGGAGGAAGTGGAAGGGGTTATGGGAACGAGTTTGACTTTAAGGAAGCATTATCACGTACAGAGTTATTTGAGAGCGTAGAGGGGCATTCTGGAGCATTTGGGGTGGAATTTAAGCCTGAGAATTTGGATCAAATATACGAGATTATTGATTTAGAACTTGAGAATATGAAACAAGAGTACGTTGTTGAGGCTGACATGGTTATAAGTGTTGAAGATATTACGTGGGATTTATTATATGAAATTCAAAGATTATCTTTCATAGCAGGGCAAGGATTTAAAGAGCCATTATTTATTATTGAAGATTTACCTGTCGGAGATATAAAGATTATGAAGGAGATACATATAAAATTCAATGCAGAAGATTTAGAATGTGTTAAGTTTAATGTTAGTGAAAATGAGATTAGTAATATAGAAGGGGCAATGTTGGTTGATGTCTTGGGAAGTTTAAGTGTAAATTCTTGGTACAATTTTGGTACGAAAACAACTATAAGAAGCAAGCAAGTTATGGTGAAAGATGTTCAAGTGTATTAATAAATAATAATGTAGGAGAAAAATTATGGGAAATTTTAAAGATTTAACTGGTGAAAAAATTAATAATTGGATTGTAAGGGAATTTAAAGGATTGAATAAACATCAGCAATCATTATGGTTGGTTGAATGTGATTGTCTTAAACATATTCAAAGAATAAAAACAACATCTGCAATAAAAAGTGATAAAAGTTGTGGATGCCTAAATGTAGAAAATTTAAAAGGAATAATTTTTGGAAAATGGGAAGTAATAAGTGATCCAATAATCAAGAGTAATAATAAAACATTTTTTAAATGTAAATGTTCTTGTGATAAACATACTATTAAACTTGTAAGAGCAGATAGATTAAAAAATGGCACTTCTACATCATGTGGATGTTATGCATTAGAGGTAAGAACTAAACATGGATTGAGTCGAGAAAGAATTGCGAATATATGGTATGGAATGTTGGATAGGTGTGCAAATACCGAAAGAGATGATTATAAGAATTATGGAGGACGAGGAATATTTGTATGTGAAGAATGGTCTAATCAAAATAATTATCAAGGCTTAATAAATTTTGTTGAATGGGGTTTAGAAAATGGATATGACGAAAATCTTACTATCGAAAGAATAGATGTAGATGGAATTTATGAGCCTAATAATTGTACATGGGTAACTATGAAAGAACAAGCTAAAAATAAAAGATGCACCATATATTTAGATATAGATAATGAATCTGATAAATTGGTCGATTTGGTCAAAGAGAATAATATTAAACGAGGAACATTATTACGAAGATATAATAGTGGGATAAGAGATAGTAATGTTCTATTATCAAAAAATCAATTAAATAATAAAAGTGGAGTTGTAGGAGTATCATACTCGACATCTCAAGATAATTGGAGGGCATACATAAATATAAATAAAGAAAGAATTGAATTAGGAAGAAGCAAAAGTAAACTTAAAACTATTAAGTCAAGATTAGAAGCTGAAATTAACTATTTCGGGATAGAAGAAGCTCCTCAAAGACATTTATTTGAATTATATGATATAGAAAATGAAGGAGAAATAATTAAGAATGAAGAAAATTATTGAGGATATAATTTCTGAATTAACATTTAAGTTTCCTTATTCTATAGATGATTATTTGGAAAATTTATATATAGAAAACTATCATAATCACAAAGATTTTTCAAATGCCTCAACAGCAGACTCAGTAGAATCTATTAAAAATTATGCTCAAAGGACATTAGAATATAAAGGCAATTGTTTATTTAGTGGAGATCATGGAAATCAAGGTAATCAATTTGAAGTATATAAAGTAGCCCAAGAATTTAATTTAAAATACAGACATTCAACAGAAGCATATTGGGTAAAAAATAGATTAGAAAAAGATAGAACCAACTGTCATATGATGATTATTGGAAAAAATTCTGAAGCTAGGGAAGATATAAATTATATTCTCTCTATAGCAAATGTAAATGGATATTATTATAAACCTAGAATTGATTTAGACCTATTGTTTAGTATTCCAAAAGACAATATTATTGTAACTTCGGCATGTTTAGTTGGATGGAAATATGAAGATTCAGAAGACATATGGTTAAAAGTACATAAATATTTTGGAGATAATTTCTTTCTAGAGGTTCAAAATCATAATACAGAACCACAGAAAATTCTAAATAAAAGAATATTAGAAATATCAGAAAAATATAATATACAAATTATTTGTGGCTTAGATAGTCATTATGTTAAAGAAGAAAACTCTATTAAGCGTGATCAAATAATGAAGTATAAAGGAATTAGTTATGAGGACGAAGATGGATGGTATTTAGATTTTCCCAATGGAAAAGAAATATTGGATAGGTTTAGAGTCCAAGGGATATTAAATGATAAACAGATATTAACTTCTATGATGAATACTAATATTTTTGTAAATGAATGTGAAGAGATAATATTTGATAAAAGTTTTAAAATTCCTAATGTATATCCAAATATTGTACTATATGATGAACGTGTAAAAATATTTAAGAAGATATTAAATGAAAGATACAAGAATGAAAAACTAAAAACTATTGATAAGGTCAAAGGAGTTAAATATGAGGCAGGAGAAATAATAGATAGTGGCGTTGTGGATTATTTCTTGATGAATGACAAAATTATATCAAAAGCAGTTAACGAGAAGGGAGGCATTCTTACTACTACATCAAGGGGTAGTTCTGCATCTTTTGTAGTGAATAAACTCTTAGGGTTTACGACTATTGATAGATTCAATTGTGAAATTCCAATTTATCCAGAAAGATTTCTTACTAAAGAACGTGTTTTAAGTGGTCAAATGCCAGATATTGACTACAATCTTGCATCTCCTGAACCATTTATTGAAGCTACAAGAGAATTGATCGGTGAACATAGTTGCTATCCTTTAATGGCAATAGAAAAATTAAAAGAAAAAGCAGCATGGCAGTTATTTGCAGGAGTTAACGATATCCAACCAGAAATAGCAAATGAAATATCAAAACATATCAACCAATATAATGACAAATTAAAATATACAGATGAAGAAGATAAAGAATTCATTCTTATTGAAGATTTTATTCCAGAAGAATATATGGATATTTACAAAGGTAGTTTGGAATATCAAGGGATTACCATTAATCTGAAATCACATGCCTGTGGATTTCTACTTTTAGAAGGAGATATTAGACGTAAAATAGGTTTAATTAATGCAGTATCAGAAACAACAGGAAAACGTACTCTATGTGCTTGTATTGAGGGAAATTATCTTGATGAATTTGGATATGTAAAAAATGATTATCTCGTTGTTGATAGCGTTGCTTTAACTCATAAATTCTTTCAAAGTATTGGAAAATCAGTTCCTAGTTTTGATGAATTGAGAGAAATGATTAGTGGAGATAAATTAACGTGGGATATATATGCAAATGGAATAACTTGTTGTGTTAATCAAGTAGAAAAAGAATCTACAACTAAAAAGGTAAAACGCTATAAACCAACTACTTTAGCAGAATCTAGTGCTTTTATAGCTGGAATTCGTCCTGGATTTAAATCTCTTCTTGGAACGTTCTTAGCAAGAGAAAAGTATACAACAGGAGAGGAAACTATTGATAAAATATTAGAAGATAGTTATCATTTCATGTTATATCAAGAATCAATTATGAAGCTCTTAGCATACTTGGGATTACCTATGGGAGAAGCATATGGGGTATTGAAAGCAATATCTAAGAAAAAATTGAAAGGAAAGAAATTAGATGATCTACAAATAAAATTAAAGGAAAATTGGATAAATATTATTGGTAATCTAAATAATTTTGAAAAAATATGGGATGTAATCGAGGCATCTAGTTTTTATGCCTTCAATGCTCCTCATGCCCTTTCTATGGGAGGAGACAGTGCTTATCAGGCATGGTTTAAAGCACATCATACAGCAAAATTTTATGAGGTTGCGATAAATCATTATCAAGATAAAGAAAATAAAAAGAAAATTGATGCTCTTGTAAAAGAAGCACTAACATTCTATGGATACAAATTGGGAAACTATGAGTTTGGCAAGGACAATCGGAGAGTAAATGTAGATGAAATTCATAAAATTATATATCCTAATTTATCAAGCATTAAAGGATTCGGAG